CATGAAGACAAATACCACAAGATTGATGACCGGTTATGCCACGCTCATTCTTTGCAGCGTGATGGCTGTAGGGGCGGACACTCCCGCAGGGGCGCGCAAGGCGCGCGCTCCACACGTTCGCGAGGCGTTCCCGAAATAAGGGGGCGGAAATTTCAAAAACTAAAATCTCCGCCCCCTTATCCCTTGGAAATAAGCGGAAAGCCGAGTCGTTTCCCCAAATTGACGTGTCAAGCGCTAAAAAGTATAATTTAAGCACTCGGGCCAAGCCCTTCTAATCCGGATGCTTTCTCGATGGACGATCAGAAAGGCAACGTAGGAAACAGGATTTCGCCCCAAAAACCAAAGTCTAGGGGTGGGCGAAACTACGTCAAACGCGGTCTCAGGGCGCCCAAAAAGTCCGGGATCAAGAGCGTGGAAGCTCACGCCATCGCCATTCAGGACGTCACCTATCGCGCTGTTAAGACGATGGCCCAGATAGGCATGGCGTGGCCGGCAATCGCCGCCCGTCTCGGGAAGCAGCCAGACGCCCTGCGGCGCGAATACGCAAAAGCCTTCGATGAGGGGGATTCGGAAGGCGAAGCCGCCTTGAAGCAAACGGCGATGCAAATGGCGATAGGCTCTCCCGCCCAATATGATGAGAAGGGCCGCAAAATCCGCGACGAAATCAAGCCCAGCCAATCCATGGTACAATTCGTCCTAAGCACCCGCTATGGGATGAGTCTCGTGACCAAGCACCGGGTCACCGGGCCGGGCGAGGGGCCTGTCCAAGTGCGGCATGTGATTTCCGAAGATGAGTTGAGAAAGCTCCCCGAGGACGTTCTTTATGGACTCATGGTCGCCGCAAAGCGAGCAGACGATCTCCTTGCTGCAACGGTACTGGATGCCGGACGCAGCGGAGATGTATCGCCGGGCATGGACGGAACGGCAGGCGGGGAAGGCCCGGGACGAGGAAGCGAAACGGGGAACGCTCTCGTTCCGGTCATTCGTGGAAATGGCATGGCCGATCCTTGAACCGGGCACGCCGTTCATCCCGAGCTGGCATATCGATGCGATTTGCGACCATCTGCAAGCCTGCACGGAGGGGCACATAACCCGCCTTGGCGTTAACGTGCCGCCGGGTTCTGGTAAATCGCTCATTATGTCCGTCATGTGGAATGCGTGGGAATGGGGGCCTAGAAACCTCGCGCATATGCGGTTTCTGTCCACGAGTTACGAATTAAAAAACGTGGTGAGGGATACGCGTCGCACGCTCAGGCTTCTTCAATCCGAATGGTATCAATCCCTTTGGGGTGATCGCGTGCAGCTCACCCGCGAAGCCGTCCTCTCATTTGAAAACAGCCGCATGGGATCGCGGGAAGGCGCGGCCTTCGCGTCATTGACCGGCAAGCGCGGTGACCGGCTGACCATCGATGATCCTCACAGCATGCAGAACGCTGAATCGGATGCGGATCGCGCCAAGGCGCAACGTATCTGGCGCGAGGACGTCACAAACCGGGTAAACAGCCAAGAGCGGTCTGTTATCGCTCTCATCATGCAACGGCTTCACACGGCCGATATATGCGGCCTGATTGCTCAACTTGGCCAGCCATTTGTCATGTTGATCCTGCCCATGGAATTCGAGGCCGCCCGGAAATGCACGACGTACGTCCATGGTCGCAAGTTCTTTGAAGACCCGCGCAAAGTAGAGGGCGAATTATTGGCGCCGGCTATATTCTCGAAGACTGCCGTTGCCGAAATGAAACGGGGAATGACTGCTTACGCTATAGCGGGGCAATACCAGCAGCGCCCGGTCGCGCGCGAGGGTGGTCTATTTAAGCGCGACTGGTTCGATGGCAAGATCATCCGCAAGGATGCAATCCCACCCGTCTCCAAGTGGGTCCGGCATTGGGACTTGGCCGCCACCGCTGACCGCTCCGCAGCCTTCACGGCTGGCGTCAAAATGGGGAAAACAAAGGATGGCCGGTTCGTCGTTTCCAGCGTGATTCGCGGACAATGGGATGCCCAGACGGTTCAACGTCAGATCAGCCTCACGGCCCAATTGGACGGAAAAGACGTCGAAATCAGCTTGCCGCAAGACCCGGGGCAGGCCGGCAAGGCCCAGAAGGTAAACTTTTACCAGATACTTGCCGGCTACAAGGTGCATGCCCAGCCAGAAACGGGCGACAAGGTGCATCGGGCCGAGCCGTTCTCCTGCCAATGCGAGGTTGGCAATGTGCTAATCGTCGATGCCGCATGGACAGAGGATTACATTGACGAGCTATGCCTGTTCCCCGGCGCCAAGTGGAAGGATCAGGTTGACGCCTCATCCGGCGCCTTCGGTCGATTGACGATAATTCCCGATATCGTGATAACCGTTCCAATCGTGGTCGGGGCAAGCCGTGACGTCTCCGGCATGGCCCACCGTGGTTTTTGAGGGCGCCCTTATGTCAAAGCGACCACGGCGGATAAGCAAGGCGGGCTCCGCATCCCCGACGTCGGCCGATCAGGCCGGCGCAAGCGCCTTCTCGGATCGCGGCGGCGGAAAGGACGGGTCAAATCTCGGGTTTCCCGTTTTTAATGAGAACATGAACTTTCGGTCGGTTGGCTCAACCGGCCTCCGTCAGTTCTCGGGTTGGGTGCGCGAAGAATTCCTGCCCCAGCTCTCAGGACTACAGGCGGCGCGAACCTATCGTGAAATGCTCGACAACGATCCGTCAGTTGGGGCGGTCATCTTTTCCATTCAATCCGTCATGCGGAAAACTGAATGGCGCGTGACGCCGGCCGACCTTGATCTTGTCGACGGCCTGCCGCGTGCCAAAAAGCCACCCGCCGCGACAAAAAAGGCGAACTCGAATTCCAAGCGGTCGGTGGAGTTTTACGCCGATTTCGTCGACTCGTGCCGCGAGGATATGAGCCACACATGGGAGGACTTTGTTATCGAGACCATGTCCATGCTTGGATATGGCTACGCACCCATGGAGACGGTCTACAAGCGCCGCATGGGCAGGCAGGAAGAAGGATCGGACACGGCAACATCAAATTACGATGATGGATTGATAGGCTGGCGCAAGATTGCCATTCGTGGGCAGGACACCGTTCTAAAATGGTTTTTCACGGATGACGGCTCGCTCATGGGGCTCACTCAGCAACCATGGTACGGCGGAATCATCGATATCCCGATCCAGAAGCTTTTGCTTTTCAGGCCGATCCAACACAAGGGAAATCCCGAAGGACGCGCACTTGACCCGGCAACGCCAATCCCGACACCTGACGGCTGGCGGGCGATGGACGACTTGCAGGTTGGCTCCAAGGTTTTCGACGAGACCGGTGCGATACGGTATGTGGTCGCGCGTGCCGATTGGAACGAGCGCCCAGCGTTCCGGGTTCTGTTTTCAGACGGCCACGAAATCATTGCCGACGCGAATCACCAATGGCTTGTCCAGAACCAAAATGAGCGCAACGCGCGCCGGCCCGGCAAGCTGCGCACCACGGCGGAAATCGCGGCCAAGGTGAAAAGCAAGAGCACGGGAGCCTCAAATTACTCGATTCCATGGGGCGGGGCGCTCGATTATCCAGAACAGGCGCACGTCATAGACCCGTATTTTCTCGGGTTGTGGCTTGGGGATGGAACAAGCTTGACGTCGGGAATCTCGTGCCACGCCGACGACTTGGAGGAAACGTGCGTATTGATCGAAGCGTGCGGCTACACCGCGCGCGCGGCGCGCAATGGGCGGCCGGACGGAAATGGCAGGCTCATCAACGTGACCGGCGAGGCGCTATGGGACAGGCAGGGGCCGCAAGCGCCCCTGACCGCGCTTGGGTTGCGCGGCAACAAGCACATTCCGCAAGCCTATTTGCGCGGGTCCGTCGCGCAACGTATGGCGCTTTTGAGCGGGTTGATGGACAGCGACGGCCATGTAGATAATTGGGGCCGTTGCGAGTTCACCAATACGAACAGCGGGCTTTCGTTCGGGGTTGCTGAATTGGTTCGGTCGCTTGGTATCGGCGCCCACCTGACGACGAAAACCAATTCTCATGGGAATATGGTCTGGTTGGTTAAATTCACGCCGACATGGGTTCCGTTTCGCCTCGCGCGCAAGGCCGCCAAATGCCGGACAGAACGCCAGCGGATGCACCATTACATCGTGGCGGTTGAGCCGGTCGCCCCCCGCCGAACCGTTTGCATCGAGGTTGATTCGCCATCCCATTTGTTCCTCGCGGGCGATGGCATGGTGCCGACGCATAACTCGATTTTGCGCAATTCCTACCGTCCTTGGTTCATGAAAAAGCGGCTAGAGGAAGCCGAGGCAATCATGATCGAACGCATGGGCGGCTTACCGGTGGTGCGCATCCCGAATGAGATATTGCAGCGCGCCGCGCAAGGCGACGCGGACGCGGTGGTCGCCCTCGCCGCTTACCAGAAAATGGCGCGCGGTGTTCGCGTGGATGAGCAAATGGGGATTGTCATGCCGTCCGATACATGGCCGGGCGTCAATGGGCCGTCCAGTCAATTCATGTATGGGTTCGAGCTGATGACGCCAACGGGCGGCGGTCGGGGAACGAACAATCCATCCGTTCCAATCGAGCGATATAAATCCGATATCCTCACATCGACGCTCGCTGACTTCCTTCTGCTTGGCCACAATGTTCGCGGTGCCCAAAATCTCGGGGAAACCAAAGTCGACATGTTCATGGGTGCGGTTGAAGGATATCAATCGTCCATGGCGGCGGTTCTCAATCGTCATGCGCTCCCGCGCCTTTGGGGTCTGAATGATTTCGATTCCGACATGATGCCGAAGATCGAGCCCGATCTGGCTCAACGCGCCGACCTTGACGTCCTCTCCAATACAGTTCTCAGGCTATCCCAAGCCGGTATGCCGCTGTTCCCGGATGAAGACCTAGAGGAATGGATTCGGGATGCGGTTGGGCTCCCTGATATGACCGACGCATCACGCGAGGCGCGCGCGCTGTTGCCGAAGCCCGGGGAAGACCCGGGCGCTGCCAACGCGCCGAAGCAGCCGGGTGCGGAAAACACGGCGGCGCAAGAAAAGCAAGACCGGCTCAAGAAATCGATTCGCCGCTCTCTCGCCCAGCGTGTTAAATACTTCGGGGGCAATGGACGCTAAGGGGCTTCAATCATGCCGTTGCGTCACCGTGCGGCGCGCGATGCGCCCTACTTGCAAAGGCGAGACGATGCCGTTCGCGCCATGGCTGACGCCGCACGGCCGCTGATCGCCAAGGCCATCGCCGGAGCCCTTAGCCAATTCCGACGCAAGATCGATCCTAAAGCCATCGCCGCCGCTCTGACGACGGGAACTCTCCACGGCGATCACGAGGCCGTCTCGGTCGCGGGGCTGGCCGATGCGATGAAATCGGCCTTTGCCCAGATTGAGGCCGCCTACCGGCACGCGGCGAGCCATGGCGCCGCTCAGATCGACGCCGCGCTCACGCACAAAGCCGTGCGTAAGGCGGATTACGATTTCGACGCCCTGACCCCTGACGTCGTGGCCGAATTGCGCACCTATCAGGATGCGCTTATCCAGCAGCTTGAGGAAGATGCTCGGGACGTGATCCAGATCGAAACCCGGCGGGGCTTTGTCGAAGGGCTTCCGCCCGATCAGGTCGCGGCGCAAATCCGCAATGTTGTGGGCCTCACCCGGAATCAGGCCGGCTATATCAATTCCTATCGCCGCGCCCTCGAAACGCTGGACGCTTCCGCGCTGGCGCGAACACTGACGGATACGTCCGTTGACCGCGTGGTGCGCGCCGCGCGCGCCAGTGGAAGCGGGCTATCGCCTGACCAGATCGATTCGTATGTGCAGGATTATTCCGACAATTGGGTCGCCTACAGGTCGCAGGGGATTGCTGATACGGAATCCGTTCGGGCTTCAAATCTCGGATTGCACCGGGCTTATCAGCAGGCCGTTGACCGTGGCGTTTTCCCTGATGAAGCGGTCAAGCGATTTTGGCGTGTTGCGTCGGATGAAAGAGTCTGCCCGATATGCACGTCAATCGCAAAAAACAATTCAGAGGGCGTCTCGGTTGGTGAACCGTTCAAATCAGATGATGGCGATATAGATACGTCTCCCGCTCATACGCGGTGCCGGTGTTCAATCGAATATGTCACGGACCTGTCCATGGTGGATTCATCCGTTGTTGCGGATGACGCGCAAATGAATGACAGCGATCAGGCGGCGGCGTAGCCTGTTTGTGATGCGGCA